ATGCACATCAGTAGATGTTGTAGTGGGTGAAGCGTAAGTGACAAACCGCCCCGCTGACGCGGCATTTCCGTTAGAGTGAACGGAGTCAGGCGCTGCAATAAAGGCCGCTGGGAACGTCCAAGTGACTGCGCCAGAGCTGCTGGTGGTTAGAGAGTGCGTACAAATCTGCGTACCATCAGGGAACCTAACGTATTCACCGTTGGCATTACTTCCGCGTTCTGGGAGATAAAGAGCGTCACCATCTACTTCACGCAGAACTTTTTGCCAGTCCGTAAACACACCGCCACTGGTTTCTACCCGTGACCACAGTTCGTTAGGATTACTTTGGGGATTACGTTCAACGCCAAATTGCCAAGTGATGGTGTCGTTACGTTTTGATTGAATCCCTAAGAAGTTGGTTACATTCGTAGGCTTGTTTAACCCACTGCCGTCAGCATAGATAAACCCGCTCACATTTTGGACGTCGTTCATGTCCGCAAGTGACGTTCCCACCGCAGAGCGAACATAACGGACGTCACCTTTTTCTTTAGTAACAACCGAAACCTCGCTATTCAGAGTATCACCCGCCGGCTCTATTGCCGCAACTTCAGTGCCGTTTGATCTAAACACATAAGCTCTGTCGGTCGGGTGTTCTACAGCATTAAATATAAAGCTTTTGGGGTTGCCACTACCAGCTACACTAGAAATTACGTTTCCAGAGGCATCCCCCCACAAAGCAAGGTATTGGTTTGTATTGCGACTCACTTTAAAATCGTCAAATGTATCGCTCGTAAACTCAGCACCATCAACACCTTTAAACAGTTCTCCACGAGTAATCTTCTTGGTTTGCCCAGCAGAGGAATCTACGATAGCAATAGTATCATTAGCATCATCTACGTTAGCACCTGTGATACTAGGGAGTTCAGAGATTTTCTTATCAGCCATATTCTTATCCTGTGATAACCTCTACAGCCTCAAAGGAGATACCGTAGAAACTTGCGTTGTTAATTGACCAAGTAGACACGTTCTGGTTCAACCTGAAGACACCTTTAGGGCTATTCGTAATAGCAGCCTCAGATGTGTAGTCAGACCTAAGTGCAGGCCAGATTTCTAGTTGACCGTTACCAGTTTGATCTATAAGAACTTGGTGTAGTTTAGCAGAAGAACCCCCGCCTAACTGAATGTAGTCACCAGCTAGAAGGGAGCCTGTCATGGTTACATCAACCGTATCCTCACCAGCAGAGCCAGTGACAGCACAAGAGGTAACAGTGCCGCGAGGAGATACATAGTCAGGGTCTCCTAAGAGGAAGGTGCCTGTCTGACCTTTGAGAGCCACAAGCATAGCCTTCCACTCAGCAGCCTTATCTCTACGTACTGAAGGGATAGTGACTGAGGCTTCCCACTTCTGACCTGTGTGGGCGATAACCTGCTGCTTGTAAGTAAAAGGAGACTGAGAGGTAGAGACCGCATTAACTGCACGTAGCTCAATACTCTCAATCCCAATAGTTGTAGGTGTATCTAGTGGGTAAGCTATAGCCATATTATCCTCATCCGAATGTATTCTTCATTGCACCACCGCGTCTACGTGCGTCCATAACCGATTGTTTAGCCATGTTAGCAATAGAAGGTGCTGCTTGAGCAATGATCTTCTTAACTGATTCATCACCATTGGCTTGGAAGTTGAAGTTCTGAACTACAGTGACACTCTCGCCACCTACATCAGAGCCAGCCTTTGTGTGATCTACTACAGTCTCTCTTGGGTGCATCATAGCAAGGAAGCCACCACGACCGTCCAAACCACCAGAGCGAGGGCCAGAGCCAGTGTACCCACCACCGTCAAAACCTAGTATCTTCTGTACACCACCTAGAATACCGGAACCAGCAGCACCATCCATACCGAACCCGCCAACCATACGCTTGATGACATACACTTGGTAAAGCTCTTTAATGATGTTCCTAGCCATATCCTTGAAGGCGTCCTCTACAGACTTAGTACCTTCAACCATAGCCATGAACCCATCTTCCATAGAGGATTGGGCAGTGTCATAGATACCTTGGAGTTCCTGACGTTTCTCTACGATCTGGTTGTATGCTTCGAGTTCAGCTACAGCTTGGTCTACAGCTTCTTTACCGTAGGTCTTGCTAGAGTTAGCAATAGCCCGTTCTACCTCTTGACGTTCTTTAGTTTTACCTAAAAGTTCTGTGTCAAGTTTGATGCGTTCCCTGAGTTTAGCTAGTGGGTCTTGTTGGGAAGCACCTCCGCCACCTCTAGGTTTTCTAGGGGGCGTCATGCCTATACGCTCAAGGTCTTCAGGTGTCCACCCCATCGCAATCAGTTCTTCATAGCTTTGAGAAGGTTTCATTTTACCTGAAGGGGTCAGACTTTGGGACATAACCTCTTGATCCCCAGAAAAACGGATAGAGTAGAAAAGGGTACGACTTCTAAACAGATGTTGTAGCGTCCTCTCTGTTACTGCAATATCTTCATCCCGCATACGCTTTTGTGCAGCCTTGAAGATACCTATAGCCTCTTCAGTCCAAGCCTTTCTTTCGGCAATAATCTTTTGACCCGCATCGTACTCAGCTAAAGCCCTTTCCCTATTTTGTTCTTCCATAGAAGCCAAAAGTTCAGCTTCAGCCTCTTCACGAGCATCTTGCCTGATCTTAGCTTCTATGTCAGCGAGTCTCTTAGCGGCCTTCTCTACCTCTTTCTCTGCGGCTCCAATACCGTCGCCAAAAAGCGTCGCCCCAAAAAGGAAAGCCCCTCCAGACCCCCCTACAAGACTTGCGGCCTCGGCCTGTTTTACGAGGGCAGCTAGGGCATCTTGGGCTTCTTTGAGGTCTTCTTTCGCCTTATCCAGCCCTTCAATTCCAAACAATTCGTCCAGAGTGACGCCAAGAGACGCAGCTTTTTTGGTCTTGACCCAATCTTCCAACTTCTTATCCAAAGAGTCTAGGTTGCTCTCTAAAGTTTTTAAAGATTCGGAGGTGTCATCTACGTCCTTGCGTGTCCTTAAAAAAGCTGCGCCCGCTGCGGTAATCAGGGGTATGGCGACACCAAGACCTGTACCGATAGCAAGCCACTTGCCGCCCATCATAGTCAGAGTGCCAGCCATCTGAGTAGCCTGCTGACCAAGGGCAACCATGACGTTCTGGCCTGACTGAACCTGAACAATAAAGTCACC